GGCAAGCTCTACGGCTCAGGCAAGACCGGCGAGAACCTGCTGCTGCAGCCGAACAGCGCGAACACGACGACCGGCAGCGTCAAGGTCGATGGGTACCTCGACTTCTGGCCCAGCATCGCGACCAACTCGTCGCAGGTGAACGTCGCTGGGTTCTCTCCTACGGTCACGCTGTCAGACGGTGGTGGCTACTCGCTGATCGACTCTAACCCGACGCTCTCCATCCCCGACTGGTCAGCGATTCAAATCTTCCGCGCTCGCGGGTCGATCGACCGCACCGGCACGACTGGCGGAACGCTCTACCAGTACACGGGCTTCCACATGGGCACGACGTTCACGTCGTCCACCACCGGAGGGCCACTGTTTCAGGATGCGTTCTTCGACGCGAGCGTCATCAATCAGGTTGCGAACACCGCGACACAGAACACCTACCAGCCGATCAGCTTCCTCTCTAAGCCGACGTACAAGGCATCAAGCGGAGCCACGCTCACGATCGGACAGACGACAGGCGTGGACATCAATCCGTCGTGGGGGGTCGGGGGTGGCGGCACGCTGACAAACACCACCTTCAGCGCATTCAAGCTGCACACGCCGAACGAGATCGGCGGCACGCTCTCACTGCCGACGTACATCGCGCTCGATGTGGAAGATCTCGACACGGCGGGCGTGACCACGCCGCTGTCGCTGCGCTCGGTCGGAACCACGACGGAGATGCGGCACGCTGGTGCGGCGCGCTTCGGAGCGACGGGTGCGCCGACGACCGGCAAGGATCTCGACGTGCAGGGCGACGTGCTTATCACGGGGACGCTCGACGTTGGTGACGCCGTAGCGGATCTCGGCGCGGCTAGTACGACCACGATCGTTGACATCAACGACACCATCAACACGCCGAACTCAACGGGTTCGCTCGTCGGGTTTGGGTTCCACGTCATCAGCGCACAGAGCGAGAGCAACAACATCATCGCCCTCGACGTTCAGCCGACCATCACGCAGTCGGGGACAAGCGAAGTCCCCATGTTCTACGGTCTTAATATCGCCGGAACGACAACCGCGACCACGGCTAACTTCCCCGTTGCGGCACTGTTGCGGCACGTGCGCACCTATACTTCGGCCACCGCCAATGCGACGCCGATGACTAGCCTGATCACGCTCACGAATGGTCCCGTCGTGAGCAATACGGCCACCAGCGGGACAACCACGGTGGAAACCGTTGAGTCGCTGTATCACAACCCGACCCTCTCCTTGAACGACACAAACGGGGCCACCAGCGGTGTGACCGCGATGACGCTTACGAACGACATCGCCGTGGAGGTGGCCGGAACCTACACCGAGACTTCGGGCACCCTGACCGTCACCAACCGCACCGGGCTCAAGTACAGCGACGTGACGAACACGGGCAGCAATACTGCGATCACAAACAACGTCGGCGTGGACATCGCGGCGCTCTCTACGGCGACGACCAACATCGGCATCCGCAACGCCGACACGACGGTCTACACGCCCTGCTCCCAGACCTCGCTCACGTCGGGCTTCACCATCTCACCGGACTGCACCGTGATCGAGATCGGCACGAGCGGCAACAATAACTACACGTCGAGCACCAGCACCGGGATCTCTGCCGGGGTTGCCGGTCAGATCCTCACGCTCATTAACGTGGACTCCAACAGCAACACGATCACGATGGACAACACTGGCGGCACCATCGAACTCGCCGGTGCTGCCGACTACGCGATGGGGATCAACGACACCCTGACGCTGGTGTACTCGGCCACGCGCAGTCTGTGGCTTGAGACGGCGCGGAGCGACAACTGATGCTGCTCGAAGCCGCAGCATGGGGATGCACGCTCGCGTTCGCGCTGGCGTTCGTCGCGTGGAGGATCGGACGATGAAGCCATTGATGATCGCGACTCTGCTCCTCGCTGCGTTGGCGGTGTTCATTCTGTGGGGAGCTGCGCACGCGGGTTTCTCGCTGCTGCCCGAGTCGGCCAAGTCGAACCTCGAGCGGTGCTACCGCCGCTGCGAGAAGAACAACCCGCCGATCCCGTCTCCGCAGCCAACGTACAGCCCGAGGCCGCAGCCGTGCGAGGTGTTCTCGTCGGCGGTGGTCAAGGATTTCGAGGACGGGCAGGCGCGACTCCTCTGCTTCGACGTGTCGGGCGACGGACCTGCGATCGTGACGGTGGCGTCGCAGAACCACGGCAACGCGAGCTGCGCAGATGCAGAGTCCACGCTCTCGTCGCCCAGCGGCAAGGCATACTACTCGCACGGCACGCAGATCGGCGGCGCACTGCTGCGCGAGACGGGACGCTGGTACTTCTGGGCGCACCTGTTCAGTGCCTCAAATCTGCCCGGTTGTCACACCTACACCTTCACGGTGACGAAGTGACGAAGTGGTTCCTGCCGGTGCCGAACCCGAAGTTCGCGCCCGACGAGTGGCCCGGTGCGCTCGTGTTCGCGGCGACGATCCTCGGCGAGGCGGCGGGGGAGCCGATGGAGGGGAAGCGCGCTGTCGCTGCGGTCGTGATGAATCGGGTTCGCGACGAACGGTGGCCTGACCGACCGGAGGACGTGTGTCTACAGCGGCTGCAATTCTCATGCTGGAACGTCGGCAGCCCGACGCTGCCGCGGATGTTCAACCCGAAGCAGTTCGTCTCGGAGGAAACATGGAGCGACTGCCTGCGTTCGGCGCTGGAAGCGTCGTGGGGAGCAGCGGACGAAACGGGGGGAGCCAATCACTATCTGAATCCGCGCGCCCTCCCGGCTGTCCCTTCGTGGGCGTCGGAGGACAAGATCGTCGCGCGGATCGGACGGCACGTGTTCTACCGCCTCTGAGGCTCGGGGCATGGGCAAGGCTCAAAGGGTGGCTGATGTCCAACCAGTCTCAAGGACCAACCTGGCAGACAGTCGCGACGACGACGGCATCCATCCTGGTGAGCATCGCGCTCGGTGCGGGCGGGTTCTTCGTCGCGCAGCAGGCGGCGAAGGATTCGCGTCAGGACCAGCTCCTCGACAACGTCACGACGAAGCTCGTGGACATCTCGGTGGTGCTGGTGGCCGTGAAGAGCGGGCTCGAGGAGATGAAGGTCCAGCAAGCGCGCGAGATCACGCTGCGCGAGGAGCGCGACCGGCGCGAGATGGAAGAATTGCGCCGGAAGCGGGACGGCGGCAAGTAGGACCTTGCAGGATTGCACGATTTTTCCTTGCACTGATGCAAGAAAGGGGCTAAGGGGCGCGACCATGAAGGGTGGAAAATCTGGCGGCGGAGAGGTGCGCAACAAGCCTGCTCGTACATGGCAGGCGCCGTCGAAGGGCGGGATGGGCGGCAAGGGCCGGCCGATGTCGCAGGACCACCTGTGCCGTGACGGCGACCACTGCTCGGGTGGGCAGAAGGGCGCGCACGGCGGCGGCAAGGACGCCTGCTGATGGCGGCTTGGAAGCAGGCCAAGAAGAAGTGAAGCTGCGCGACTTCGACAACGGCAGTGATGCAGCCTCGGTCGTGGCCGCGGGCGCCCCTGCTACGTGGGAGGATGCGATCGCCGGCTATCTGGCCCGGCGCCGCCGTCTCCTGCTGCAGGGCATCGCAGGCAAGTCGTCGTTCGACGCGGACGGCATCCGGCACCGCCTGAAGGTGCTGACCGAGGTCGGGCAGACGCTCGGCGCCGCGATTCAGAAGATCGACCCGGACGCCGAAGTGACCATCGAGCGCACGCCGCAGATGTCGCGCGAGGAGCACCAGCTCGCGCTCGCCTACCTGCTGACGCCGCTCGGCTGGCGCGAGAAGCGCCGACCGGCAATCGCCAAGCGCCGCGAGCTCGCCCTCGCCGAGTGGGAGGAGTCGACCGACCCGGAGCGCAACCTCGCTCTGGTCGCAGAACTCGACGAACTCTCGCTCTTCCTGGAGGCGGTCGAGCGCGACGCGCACCTCGTCACCGCGACACGCACGCGGGAACAGTTCGTCGGGAACATCCCTCTCGGGGGATTCGACAGGGGGTCTTGAGTGTCAGAGCAGAATCAGGAGCAGCAGCCCAGCGAGCTTCAGCAGTTCCAGCAGGCGCTGCGGCAGGATCTGGGCCAGTTCGCGCAGGGCGTGAGCCAGCGCCTCAACGCGATCGAGCAGCGCGTGGCGCAGCCGAAGCAGGCACCGCCGCCGCCGCCCGCGTCTCCGACCGATCTCGAGCGCGTCAACGCGCAGCTCCGCGAGCGCGTGATCGCCGACCCGCTCGGCTACACCAAGGAGGTCATCGGCACCGCGGCGCAGGAGGCCGAGCGTCGCGCCCGCGAGATCCTCGACAACGAGCGCCGCATGCAGCAGCTCTCGCAGGCGTACCAGGGCTTCTGGAACGGCTTCTCGCAGTACAACCAGGATGTCGCGATGTTCGGCGCTCAGGTCGAGGCGAACCTCCGCGCGGGCGGCGTCGATGCGCAGCGCATGATCGAGGAGGGGCGCACCGAGGAGCTGTCGCGCTACGCCGATCAGGCCGCGAACCAGGTGCGCGAGGCCGTCAAGCAGCGCGCCGCCTGGGAAGCGCAGCTCGCGCAGCAGCAGCAGATGGGTGCGCGTCAGATGCAGGGCCCGCCGGGTGCGAACTTCGCGCCGCAGCAGCGCCTCGCGGACCCGAACAACGGCATGCCGCGCGACCCGCGCGCCGAGCTGGCCGAGGCCGTGAACGAGCTCGACGCCGCTCGGCAGAAGAAGATGTGGAACCAGATCGACTCGCAGGAGTACCGCGACAGCTCGCGCAACCGCGAGGACCGGGTCCGTCAGGACCGCTACGTCGCGAACGGGCGTCGCTGACGCACGAGGGGCAGTGGGCGCGAGCCTGATGAGGGCTCGCATGGGTTCAACCGAATAGTGGTCCGGAGGGTTGGGAAGCAGAAATGCCAGGAATGGACTGGCTGACTAACGCAACCGGCAAGTATTTCTCGAACAACACTCTGAGCCGCAAGGCCCGCGCGATGGGCCAGCCGCAGGTTCGCTTCCGTCAGTTCTGCAAGCGCGAAGGGCAGTACGGGAAGCGGTCGGGACAGGTGCTCCTGTTCGACAAGATCGGCAACGCGTCGGGCACTCCGCGCGGTGGCCGCATCATCGGCTTCGGCGATCCGATCCCGCGTGGCAACTTCCTGATCACGCAGGGTTCCTGCACCGCGGTGCCTTCGGGCTTCGCCATCCCGTGGATGGAGGAGTTCGAGACCTTCTCCGAGTTCGAGGTGCGCGACCCGATCTCGTCGCGTCTCTCGGACGACGAGGCGAAGGCGATCGACTGGCGCGCGAGCAACGCGTTCTACGCGGGCAACGTGATCTACACGCCGACCGGCGCGACCGACTCGCCGGCTGCGACGTGGGGCACGAGCGGCACCGCGGGCGGTACCGCGAGCCGCGACTGGCAGGTCTGGGATCTGCGCAACATCGTGGACGCGCTGCAGTACGGCGTCTACGGATCGTCGGCGTCAGCGCCGGTCGAGCCGTGGGACGGCGTCAACTACATCTGCATCGGCTCCGTCCCGGCGATGCGCGCCCTGAAGGACGATCCGGACTGGGAGAAGGCGCAGTACTACGGAGATCCCGAAAAATTGTTCTCGGGCGAGACGGGCCGCATCTACGGCACGCGCTGCGTCGCGAACAACAACGACAACCTCGGCAACTCCGGCAAGATCGGCACCACCGCCTACAAGGGTGAGGCCGTCATCTTCGGCAACGATCCCGTCATGGAGATCGTCGCCACGATGGAGGAGATCCGCGAGGCGATCCCTGGCGACTTCGGCCGCGACATGGCGCTGGCCTGGTACTACCTCGGTGGGTTCGCTCACATCTGGGGTTACAACTCGTCGACCGAGCCCGACAACCGCGTCGTGGCCCTCGGCTCGCTGTAAGGAGGCGGGCAAATGGCAGGATATGATGTTTTCGCGCAGTACATCACTGCGTCCATGGACATCTCCGGCGCGAACGCGGTCTACCAGATCTTCCCGCGCGCCTTCAAGCTGCTGGAGATCCGCGTCTACGCGGCGACGGTGACTGCGACTGCCGACGAGACCATGACGGTCTCCAAGCAGAAGATCATTCAGTCGTCGTCCGGCGCGGTCACGCTCGGCACGTTCCCGGTGGTGAGCACTCTGATCGCTGGCGATCAGGTGCGCGTCTCGCTGGCGACGGTCGCGGCGACCAGCGCGGAGTTCAATGCCGGCGAAGAGGTGAAGATCCTCTGCGGCAACTCGACCGGAACCGGCACGGTGTACTTCGGCCTCCTCGGCTACCACTTCAACGAGGGACCGAACCCGCAGTCGTCGTTCTCTTCGACGGCAAAGTCGATCTCCGGCACCGGCACCATCAAGTACGCGGCCTTCACCGCGAGCTGAAGATGGACAACGGCCTGGGAAACCAGGGGAGCCGTCGCGGCAACACGCACTCGGAGCGACTTGCGAAAGCTCGCTCCGGTGCGTTCGCCGGGCGGAAGTATCCGGATGACGCGAGCCTCAAGCCGGGTCGCAACCCGATCACCAACGCGGGGCAGGGGACGAACGTCGTCAAGAAGACGCCGCTCGATCCGAAGGCTCCGGTCGGGAATCCGTGGAAGCGGCCCGACTATCAGAAGCCGGGTGCCTTCTGAGTGCATTTCGGGAGGCGCTCGGCGGTCGCGAGCAGCGCGGGCCGCGCACCGAGAGGCGAGCGCAGCGTAACGAGCACCTGAAGGACTGGGTGCAGAAGGGCTACCGGACGGTCGATGGCAACTCGTCTCGAGCTGCAGAACCGAGTGCAGGCAAACCTCGGCCGAGTCGGGGTAACGACTGCTGAAAACACAGCAGTCCAGACCTGGATCGATCAGGCCATCCGCGAGGACATCTGCGCCGACCATAACTGGTCGGGCATGGAGTTCACGCGCACCCGGACGCTGACCGCGGATACTGACACATACGCATTCGCCAACGCGACGGTCTTCAAGGACTGCCGCTGGATCATGCTGCGGCGCACCTCGGGCGAGGACTACTTCATGCTCGAGGAGGTCACGCTCGACGAGCTCGTGGACCCGATGCGGTTCACCGAGCAGACGACGAACATGCCGCGCGTGTGGGCGCGCGACGGCGACAGCTACGTGCTGCGTCCGATTCCCGACGACACGTATGCCGTGCGCGAGCGCGTCTACGAGTATCCTTCGTCACTGAGCGGAGACTCGTCGACCAACTTCGCGACGCTCTACCTGCCGAAGCTCGTCGAGATCGCGGCGACTCGGTACGGGTACATGTACTACGGCGAGGCCGAGTCGTTTCAGCTCTGGTCGCAGCTCTATTCGGCCGAGCTCGCGAAGGCGGTCGGAGTCGATCGGCGTCGACTGTCGCCGTCGCGTCCGACGATGAAGCCTGGCACGGGAGCCGGGGCTCTCGAGTCCGGCTACCCGAGCGGCTACGGCTCGTCCTACGCGCCGTACTCGTGGCTCTGATGTCTGATCCCGACCTGATCCGCGCGCTGTCGGACCTGACGCTCGCCGTTCGCGGCGGGCTGCAGATGACGACGCGCAGCGCGTCCGCGTCCGACATCTATCAGCCGTTCATCGGTGACTCGATCACCGGCACGACGGCGGTAACGATCTGGACGCCGAGCACCGGCAGGCGCTTTGTTCTGCGCGGGTTCGCGATCACGGCGATCGTCAAGACGACACTCGTCGCAGCGAATCCCGGCACGCTGTATTTCCACGACTCGTCTTCTGCGACGGCGGTGATCTGTCCCGTGGGCTCGTTCGCGAAGCTCGCTGCGCAGGATACGGTACTCACGGGGAGCAACGGCCCGTTCACGATCGACCTCGGCACGGGTGTGCGCGGCACGGCGGTGGACACGACGCTGAAACTCGCGCCGTCGTTGAGCATCGGCGCAGGCGAGATTCGCTACTGCGGCGTCGTGTGGGGCGTCGAGGAGTCAGCCTGATGGCTGGCAAGGTTCGCGTCGTCGGGCTCGGCCCGCTGATGGGTGCCAACAGTTCGCGCGTCACCGACCGCGCGCTGCAGGGCACTTACATGCGCGGCAGCTACAACGTCGGACTGCGCGACAACGAGTGGTGGACGCGCAAGGGGCAGCGCCTCCTCAAGGCTCGCATCGCGTCGAGCGACTGGTGGTGGGCGTTCGACATCAACTCCGAACTGTCGGTGATCGCGAATCCATACTGGGCACTCGCATACGACTCGCTCGGGTTCTCTGCGCTCTACACGCCCGCGGTGACGGAGAGCATCACGTTCACCAACGGCAGCGCGACCGCGACCACGACCTCTCTTCGCGTCAGGGGGCAGTTGATCGTCGCGGACGTGACTTCGGGCACGGGGTTCAGCTCCGAGGTCTACGAGGTCACGGCAGCGGCTGGCGTGGGACCGTTCACGGTTACGCTCGATCGTGTCTACGAAGGAACGAGCGGAGCCAAGACGCGATCGTTCATCGACCCGCTCGCGCGCAACCTCGCGGGCACGGCGACCAACACGACCGACGTGGATCGCGTCGGCTCGTGCGTCGTGTTCGAGCAGCTCGTCTCGCACACTGCGGCCTCGATCCACGCGGCGAACCCGGCGACGACAGCGGGGCGCAGCTACCTGATCATCACCAGCGATCGCGGCGTGCCGGTGGCAATCGACTTGACGGCATACCTCTCGGGCACGCGCGTCGGTGTGCTGCGCACTTGGTTCTACAACACGGCACTCGGCACACCCGCGCAGATCGGCGCCGACTCCGCGCTCAACGCATCGAACAACCCGCGCGGGATCTACGCCGAGGTCTACAAGAACCGCCTGATGATCGGCTACGCCACCGACCCGAACGGGCTCTACGGCGACCGCACCATCTGGTACTCGCAGCGCGGCGACTTCCTGCTCTGGCACACCGGCATCGCGGGGCAGACGGCAGCACCGAACTTCGTCACGTTCGATGGCGAGGGCAACGAGATTGCCGAGATGAAGTGTCTCGGCGACGACCTGACGGTGCATCGCTGGTTTTCGCGCGAGACGCTGTCGGCGACGCAGTCCCTTCAGTCTCCGTTCAGTCGGCGGTCGGACTTCACGCGGCTTGGCATCCTCGACAAGCGCGGCATGACCAACCGCTGCGTGGTTGCGAACGGCCTGCACTGGATCTGGACGCCGCAGGGTCCGGCGGTCTGGGACGGTTCGCAAGTGAGGCTTGTTGCGCGCAAGGCGTACCGTGACCTTCTGGCGACCGAGCAGATTGACGGCACGTCTGCCGTCGTTTGCGGCCTGCACGACGAGCGCGAGCGGCAGATCATCTGGGTGCTCGACACCGGCAGCAGCGAGCGGCACCAGGACGCGCTCCCGGCGAGCACGGCTACCTACTCGACAGTGCTGATTCACCAGTACGACACGGACGAGGCGTGGCTGGAGGATCACCCGGACATCGTCGGCGGCGGCATGATGACCAACCACCACGCCTCGATCGGCAGCGACGTGCAGCAGTTGCTGGTGTTCCGACCGGACGGGTCGCTGCTGGAGTTCCGTGGTCGCACGACGGCGAAGGACGCGGATGTCACAGACCCGGAGAACGGGACTGCCGACACGGTCAACGCACAGGTCGAGACGGGATGGCTCGACTTCGGGACGCTGGAGCGCAAGACGCTCACGCGCATCGACCTGATTCTGCGCTCGATCTCGTCATACAACCAGAATTGGGATCGCAACAGCGACCTGTCGTCCGGCAACTACTGGATCAACTGTCAGGTGTACACCGACTACGACGAGTCCACGGTGCGCTACACGCAGGGGCGCGTCTACGACTCGACCTCGGCACGCCTGACGCAGTTCGGCGAGAACCGGCAGGCGGTATCGTTCCCGCTGCTGCTGTCGCCGCGCGTCCATGGGCGCGTGTTCAAGCTGCGCTTCTCGAACGCGCTTACCTCTGCGGCGACGAGTGCCGGGTACATCCAGGCCCCGTTCCGCATCAGCGACATATTCTGCGAAGTCATCGACACCGAGAGCACCGTTCCGCTGACCGAACTCGGCGGGGCCGCGATTACGGAGTGAACCTATGTGGCCTTGGATGAATCAGGGATTCTCGCCGATGTACGGCATGGGCGGCGGCTTCGGCAGCGGTTGGGGCGGCTACCAGCAGTACCAGCCGCAGGCACCCAGCGGAGCCGATCAGGGCAACGCGCGCATCGACAAGCTGCGCAACCGCGTGAGCAACCTTCAGGAGCAGTGGAAGGGCGCGGGCACGGAGCAGCAGGCTGGCATTCAGGGCCGCATCGACCAGATGCAGGGGAGGATCAAGGGCCTGCGTCAGGACCGGCGTCAGGGCGAGGGTCTGTACGCGCAGCCGCAGGGGCAGGCCGAAGCGGGGCAGATGCAACAGCAGGGCGGCGGACAGGACTACTGGACTGCCGCTCGGATGCGGAACGCGCAGCCGATGCCGATGGGCGGCGGCATGAACTTCGGCGGGATGCCGTGGGGTATGCCGAACATGGGCGGGATGCGGAACTGGATGCAGCCGCAGATGGGCAACTACAACCAGCAGGCGGGGCAGAACGAGATGGCGAAGGCACCGAACCCCGGTGCACAGCCGGTCGCGCCTCGGCAGGGCGGCACGCCGCAGTCGTACTACGAGGGCAGTCAGTTCAACACGCAGTTCGGCAACCTCGTGCCCGCGAGCGTCGGCAACGGCAACATCTACAAGCAGAACGGCAGCGACGGGCAGACGCTCTACCACTACGACCCGACCGCCGGATGGAAGTCGATGACGAATCAGGAGTACCAGGGATACAACAACCCTGCGGACTTCTATCAGGACCCGAACCAGTACGCGGCGCAGGCTGGCGGCAATCGCAACGACTACCAGATGCGCAACGGCATGTGGCAGACGCAGCTCGGCACGGGCACGTACCGATAGGAGCAGACGATGGCGATGGAACGATACAACCCCACGGCGCGCGCTAGTAGCCGACAGATGCCCAGCAATGGCGCTACCCCCGGCAATCTTGGTCAGGGCGATCCGGTCAACGGCTACCCTTTCGGCAGCACGACGCCGGGCTACATCGACTACCGCAACCCCGCCGATAACGGCGACTTTTATGAGGGGACGAAGCGTCAGCAGTATCGCGATGATCCCAACGCGCGGCTACTGCACTCGCCGGGAAGCTCTCGCGCCGAGCAGTCGGGCTGGTGGGAGACCAGCGGCAAGAACCTGAGCGACATACACGAGCCGTTTTCGTGGACCGCTGCGGATGAGGCTAGGGATCAGGCTGAACAGGCGCAGCGTCGCGCCGCCGACGATGCTGGATGGCGGGCGCGCGGATTCTCGGGGAGCGACTGGTGGCAGTCCGACCCTGAGTATCAGCAGTTTCTCGCGTCGGGCAACAAGAGGGGGGCGAGCCGTAGGAAGAACGACTTGCTGACGGAGGCAAAGCGCAAGATCCAGCGTGATTCCTTTATCGCTCAAGGCGGTCGCGGCGAGACGTGGGATCACCGCTTCGACGAGAACAACCACTGGCCCAAGCCGCGCTCGCCGCTTGGGGCGTACTCTCACGGGCCGGGTTCTGCTGACTGGGACACGCGCTTCACTAACCCACCGCCGCCGAACACGATTGGCGGTGGTGTGCGCCGTGGTGCGACTCCGCAGGCTAACGCGCCGATGAGCGCGGGCGCTCCCCCGTCGCAGAATCCGATGTTCCAAGGGTACCTCGGCGGCGGCGCGGGCACCGTCAGCGGCGGTCAGGGCGGGCAGTTCGGCGGACTTCAGAACTGGATGGCGCAGGCGGGCGGCTACAACCCCGGCGCGAGCACGGGATCGGCGGGGCTCTACAACGACGCGAGCCTGTACGACTCGCCGATGGCAGCGCAGGGTCGCACCGCGCCGTGGCAGGGCACCGCCCCCGGTGGGCGGCAGCCGATCGGCCCGTTCAACCCGACCATCGACCCCTCGACGCGACCCGGCTCCGCGCCGTCGTGGGCGTCGGCGCAGCCCGGCTACGCGCCGTTCAACCCCGGCAACTTCTCGATGCCCTACGACACGGGCGGCATGTGGCAGATGTTCGGCGGCTCGCCGATGGGCGGCGGCATGAACTACGCGCAGATGCAGAACTACCTCGGCCTGCAGCCGCAGGGAGCTCCCAACTGGATCGGACTCTGAGGGACTGAGTCATGGCGAACGCAGCGTCGGGATACGTCGTACCGATTGGCTCAGGTGTCGCGACCGGCATCTGGGGGCCGGGCTTCGACAGCCGCAACTACCCGGTCTCGCCGAACGGCGTCTTCGACATCTACGACCAGAACGGGAACCTCGATCCGCGGGGCCCAAACGCGTCGTCGATCGACGCGTGGAACGCGCTGCGCCTCGGCTACGGCACGGTGGACGCGCCCGACATCCTCGGCATGGGCGCGAACGAGGCGATGCGTCGCTACGCGGGCGACCCGAACAACGGCGGTGCCGGCGGCTGGGACGCGCGCTGGAAGCAGTGGAACGCGACCGATGTCGTCGGCCCAGACGGCGTCACGCTGATGTCGCCGATGCATATGACCGGGCTCCGCGTGTCGCGCGACTACGGTGCCGAGCGCGACCCCTACGGCGGTGTCACTGACCCGTGGCACACGTCGATGTTCCAGGCTGCGCTCGGCATCAGAAACAACCTGAACCAGGACCGCTGGCTCGATCCCTATCAGGCGATGTCGGGTCTGCGCGCCCTCAATCAGGACTCACCCTACGCGCAGCCGAACGCGGGCGACTACCTCTCGACGATGCGTGACGCGACCGGCGGCCCCGGCGCTGCCGACTTCTACGGGCAGCGTGGCGTCGACCAGACGAACGCGCTCGCCGACACGAACATCCGGCAGTTGAACCGCAATATCGACCGCGAGATGGAGCTGTCGCTCGGCAACCAGCTCCCCGAGATCAGCCAGGCGATGGAGGCCGCGGGCCTCGGCCGCTCGGGCGCGGGACAGCTCCAGATGCTGCAGGCGTCGAACGCGGCGCGCGAACAGGCGATCAGGGACAAGAACCGGACGATGGCGGACTTCACCGACCGCGAGGCGAACCGTCGCGCGTCGGCGATCAACCTCGGCTCGCAGATCGGCGCGCAGGGGTACGGGCAGTACTCGCAGCAGATGGGGCAGGCGGCGCTCGCTGGGCTCGGCGACGAGTTCCAGATGAATCAGGCGAACCGTCAGAACGAGCAGGCGCTGTTCTCGCAGCAGATGCAGAACCGCTACGCGAAGAACCAGAACGACCAGTCGGCGCTGTTCGACCTGCTCGGGCGCTCGGGAGCGTACAACCAGAACGCTCTGCAGATGGAGAACGCGGGGCAGTCCTCGGCGCTGCGCGACTGGCTCATGCTGCAGCAGAACCGCGACCAGTCGCAGGCGTCGTCGCTCGACCAGGCGCTGAAGCTCGGCAACGCGCAGCGCCAGATCCAGCAGGACCGCCTGAACCAGATGATCGCAGCCGGCATGCAGCCGTGGGAGACGCAGCTCCGCATCGCGACCGGCACGACCGCACCGAGCGGCAACTACTCGCAGCCGCGCTCGTTCTGGGATTCCAACCTGGGCGGCGCGGTGGCGAACGCCGGCATGAACTGGGCTCTCGGCGGGCAGGGCGCGAACGCGGCCTCGCAGGGCTACGACTACATGCGAGACTGGGTGTCGTGAGGATCCGCCTCGCCGACACCGACGACGTTCCGCGCCTCAATGCGCTCGCGATCGCCTACTCGCTCGAAACCGAGCAGCACGGCACCGAGCGCAACGAGCGTCTCCTCTGCGAGTTCCTGCTCTACGGCATCCGCGCCGGGGAGGCGGTGGTGGTTGCGGAGCAGGACGGCGACCTGGTCGGCTTCTGCGCGTGGGTGCATCTGCCGCACTCGCCGCCGACCAAGGTGGAGGGGCTCGGCACCTACGTCGTGCCGGGGCAGCGGAAGGACCACGTCTCGTGCGCGCTGCGGGACTTCGCCGAGGACCACGCGGTCCTCATGGGCTACCGCTACGTGGACGGGATCGCCGCCAGCGACAACCCGGCGGGGCTGGAGTCAGTCCTGCGCCGCGGCTTTCGCGTGGTCGGCGTCCACGTTCGGCGAGACTTCGATACCCCCAAAACAGCAACGCCCCGCGACGAATCGCGAGGCGCTGCTGCGGTGGAGATTGCTGATCGTCTGGTGAACGACGAGACAGATATGCCGATTTCGGTGTAAGGAGTCAAGCGTGGCGTGGGTCGTACCAGCATTGATCGCGGCGGGCGTCGCCGCCGGAGCGGCGGGACTCGCGCACGACATCAAGGGCTTTGTCTCGGGCGAGACGCCATGGGATGACCCCGGCAAGTGGGTCACGGGGGCGCTCAAGGCGGGCGCTATCGGGTTCGGCACCGGTTTCCTCGGTGGAGCTGCGGGTGCCGCCCTCGGGCCTGCGCTAGGTGGCGGCGCGGGGGCTGCGGGTGGTGGTGGCAGTGGCGGTGGCGCCATGGGCGGCGTCATTGGTGGGTCGTCGAGCACGGCCCCAGCGGTGGTAGGGCCTGCGGTTGGTGGAGCCACGGGCGGCACCACAGGTAGCGCACTGGGCGACGCGGCAGGGATCATCGGTTCGAACACCGGCACGGTCGCCGCCGAGGCTGGGGCAGCGACGCCGCAGAGTGTTGCGGGGATCCTGCCGCAGCAGGCAACGTCGCTGCTGGGTCAGGGCACGCAGGGACCGATGGACCTGATGCGCGAGGCCCTGTCGAAAGCGGCGATCAACGCAGGGACCGGCGCGGCGCAAGACCGTGGCAATCCGCTTCGTGGTGCATTGGTCGGAGCAGCAGGGAGCGTAGCCAGCAGCGGGCTCAACTTCGCAGGGCAGGCAACCGGTATTCTGCCGCGCGTGGACACGACGCCGAATTACCAGCCGATGGGCGACACGGGTGGGTACTCGCCTGACTCGGCAAGCATCATGCCGCCGCAGCCGAGCTACGCACCTTCGCCCATGGGTCCGAGCCTCGGCACTCGCGCGATGGGCGCGGCGGGACAGCTCGGCGTGAAGGCAGGCACCATGGGCGTCAAGCAGTTTGTCGGTAATGCGATGACGCCGCCCCCGCCGGGACAACCGATGGGCACGTATCAGTCGTTCGGCATTCAACCCTATTTCGAGAGGGCACCCTACGCATGAGCTTCTACGATCAGGCATCGCTGCAGGACATCCTCGCGCAGGGGCAGTACGGCGGCATGGGCATAGGGCAGGCTGTGTCAAGCATCCCGCAGTCCGGCTACTCGAACATGGCCGCGACTGACCCCGGCTTCGTGAACCGCGTCACGCAGCGCATGCAGAACCTGATCGACCCGTCGCTCGACCCGCGTTCGCAGCAGAACCCCGATCAGGCGTATGGGCGCGCGTCGTCGTTCGAGCGCGGCAACCAAGGCGTGCCGGACGACGAGACTTCGGCGATGGACATCGCGACAGCGGTGCTCAAGACGCCGTTCGCGCTGCTGTCTGCCGGACGGAACGCGATTCAGGACACGCTCGGAATCGGCGGGGCGGGCTACCGGCAGCGCCAGCGCGACGAGCTGCAGGCGCTGCAGAACCTGCCGCAGTCGCAGCGCCAGATCCTCGGCATCGACAACATCTCGGGCATCTCGACGCCGGGCATGCAGGCTGGCGACATGAGCGGTACTGCTGGCGCCCCGTCGTCCCTCGGCTCGAACGCCGGCTCGACGATGAAGGGCTACGTCGAGTGGGCGAACAACGTCGGCAAGGACCGCGCCGAGATGGCTATGAACCAGGTGCGCGCGACCATCAAGGCGCAGTTCGCGGCCGGCAAGATCACGGCGCAGGAGCTCGACAACCTGAACGCGGCCCTCACCGGCTACCGGACGGCGGCCGACACGAACCGCATCAATGCCGTGACCACGGGGCAGCTCATCGACAACGCCTATGCTCCGCGCTTGCACGAGGCCGAGCTCGGCGTGAAGGGCGCGCAGATCGGGGCGTACAACAGCACGACGCGCCAGAACGACGCGCAGACGCAGACGATCAATGAGACGCGCCCTGCGCTGGTCGAGAAGGGCGTCTGGGAAGCCGACAAGGCGCATGGCGAGTCGGCCGGACAGTGGACGAAGAACTTCTACGCGGCGCAGGAGGGCGACGACAAGCACCTGCGCGAGACCACTCTCCTGCCGATAGACCGACTCAAGGGGATCGCCGCGGCCAACGCCGACATCGCGCTCGCCAACCAGAGGTCTGGCGCTACCGGCGCTGGCGGCAGCGCCAACATGGGCGAGAACTCGGCCATGGCGAACCTCGCGAAGACCGATCTCGAGCAGCGCAAGGCGCTGGTGGATGCGATCACGGGCAAGGGTCCGACTGGGCAGCCCGCCATGGACAAGGCTGAAGCCTACGACCTCTTCGGCGTTCCGAAGACGGTCGATGATGGATGGCTCTGGGACACAACTACCTACGACACGCGCGCGTGGGATCCGACGAAGGGCGCTCGCGAGGCGCTGAAGAGCGCCGATCGTCAAGCAGCGGCAGCAGCGACCCCGCTGCTCCCGCTGCCGTCAGTCGACCAGCCCGCGGCAACAGCGGCAGGGCGCGCGACCGGCGACGACATCAACCGCGTCTACAACATCCTGAAGGGCTCGTCGCACGGCGGGTACTCCGAGTCCGAGCGCCTCACGCATGCCGAGACGCTCGCCGGTCTCGCGCGTCAGTTCAGCGACGCGAACGAGGAGGAGTTCGCGACCAAGGCGTTCGAGGCCAAGGTGCCGATCGACCTGATCGAGCTCTACTGGAAGAGCACGCACGGTAACCAGTGAGCAGCATCTACGACAGGCTGCGCGCCCAGCAGGCGGGTATCGCGAGCGACGCGCCCGAGGTTGTCGTCGCGCCGGTCCCGGTGCCAGTGCCGACGCAGGCGGCGGCGCAGCCGAGCATTTACGACCGCCTGCGTGCGCGGAAGAACGGCGGGGCTCTCAGCGTCTACGACAAGCTGCGCGCGCAGGATTCGCAACCCGCGAGCGACCTCGACACGGGCGAGCACATCGGGAAGTTCGTCGGGCGCACGCTCGCCGACCCGAACAACTCTCCGCAAGCTCGAGCTCTCGACTCACTCGGCTTCGATGCAACGACGCGCCGGCAGATCCAGGAGGATCCGGTCGACGCGCTGGTCGGCGACATCACGCGCGAGGACGTGGCGAAGTACGGCGTGCCGGCGGCGGCTCTCGCGACCGGGCTCGCGCTGCCGGCGCTCGGCGCTGCGGGCACGCTGGCGGTCGGCGTTCTCGGCGGCGCAGGCGCTCGAGCAGGCACGGCGGCGCTGCGCGACGAGGATCCGCTGCGCGCCGCGATCGACCCCGCCGGCGTCGCTCTCGACGCGACGCTGTCGGGCGTGCCCTACTGGGCTCCCTACGCCGGCAAAGCAGCACAGTGGAGCTATGGCAAGCTGCCGAGCTCAGTGCGCGAGCCGATCGCCGACGCCGCCGGATGGACCGCGGAGAAGGCGGGCAACGTCGCGAGCCGCCTGCTGCGCAGCTACGCCGAGGGCACGCCTACCGAGCGCCTGATGCGCCGCATCCGCGGCGAGTCGACGACGCGCCCGGTCGCGGGCGGCATCATCGAGGATCGTCCGATCACGATCGACGACCTCGGCGGCAACGGCCCGCCGACGCTGCGCCCGACCGGGGCAGACGCGCCGCCTCCCGGCACGCCGACGCGCGTCTACGAAGGGCTGGGTGATACCTATGCCAAGGTCACGGCGGGAGAGATCCGGCGGCTTCGACAGCTCGGGCGAGACGACCTCGCCGACCAGATCGAGTACGCCAACAACTACGAGCGCCGGCTGCGCAACTGGTTCGATCCCCAGACCGACGCGGCCAGCAAGCCGTTCGCGACGCTACCGCCTGCGGAGGGCGGCGACCTATCGTCTCGTGTCGTTGACGTGATCGAGTCGGGGCCGCCGCTCGAGGGCGGATCGCAGGGCGCACAGGCGCAGCGGTTCGCCGACATGCTGCGCAATCCCGACCGCTACGACCCGCGCCTCCGCGAGCTTGCCGCCCCGATTCAGGACGAGCTCGGGCAGCTCGGCGAACTCGGGCAGCGCGCCGACGTGTACGACGAGCTGAAGGGCGCGGGAGCGCGCCAGCGTGCGGTCGACCTCTACGATCAGGGCGTCGACATCGCGCCGATCGGTGGCCCGCCCGACAACCCGGAGCGCCTCTACGCGCAGCGCCAGCTCGTCGAGGATGGGCGCTACTACCCGCGCCAGCCGGTGCCCGACCCGATGGCTCCGAACATCAGCGAGCAGACGGCGATCGAGCGCATTGCCGAGCGCGATCCCGAGCTCTCGCACCGGCAGGCGATGCGGCAGCTCGGCGGGCTGCGCGCGAACGCTACCGCTGGCAAGGCGCGCGTCCTTGAGGAGGGCACGGTCTACAACAAGTACGCGCCCGACGTGCTGCGCACGCACATCCAGGCCGACGTGCCGCGCATCGCCAACGCGCAGGCGTTCGGCGGCAGGCCGGTCAAGATCCGGGTTGCCCTCCCCGGCGGCGGGGCGCAGGACATGATCGTCGGCGAGCACGCCGCGGCGCAGCTCGAGGATCTGTTCGCGCGCCGCGACATGAAGACCTACGACGCCTACGTGAGCGCGCTGCGTGCGCGCTACGCGCCCCCGACCGGCGGCGACGCGGGCCTCTCGATGCTGCAGTCGGCAGCAAGCCGCATGGCCCTGCCGCGCGCCTTCATCACGCAGATCGGGCAGATGCCGACCGGTGCCATCATGGCGGGCGGGCTCAAGAACGTGGCGAAGGGCGCGGTGATGGTCGAGGAGAACCCGGTCCTGCGCGACATCTTTCGCATCGGCGCGCAGAGCCACGAGTTCACCGACTACGCGGCCCTCGCCGCGGGCTCGACTGCGGCAGAGCACTCGGCCCCGTTCATGAAGCCGATGGAGAACTTCCTCCGCGGGCCGGGCAGCTACGCTGCGGTGCCCGAGATCCACGACGTGGCGCAGGAGGCGGCGCGCATGCTGGAGGCGAACCAGCCGTTCTCGCGCGCGCTCGTGAAGCGTGCGGCCGAGATGGGCACGACGCCCGAGGCGCTCGGAACCGAGTTCATCTCGACCGATGGCGTGCTTTCACACCGCACCTGGCTCGACACGGTGCAGCACCTCGCGAACCGCTGGCAGCACACGCAGCGCGCCGGCGAGATCCCGGCGTGGATGCGGACGCAGGGCGGGGCGACCACGGCGCAGTTCAAGATCTTCGGACTCAAGCAGTCGCAGCTCGTCTACGACGACATCATCCAGCCGCTGCTCGAGGGGATCCGCACCGGCGACAAGTCGCTGCGCGACCTCGCCGCCGCTCGAGCGATGCGCCTCGGCACGCTCGGCATGCCGGCCAACGCGGCCGCGGCCGGGCTGCGCACGCTCGCAACCGGCAAGCTGCCGACCGGTGCGAACCTGCTGCGCGCCGCACTCACGGGTCCGACCGGTGTCGCCGGCGATCTCGCCTACGGCACGGCGGCGGGTGTTGTCGACTCGCGGCACGGCAAGAACCCGCTCGGGCAGCTCGCCGAGATCCCGAGCGTCGGCATCATCACCGACACGTACACCGATCTGCTCGGCGCGGCGAACGATCCTGGTGGGGCGGTCGAGGCGGCGGCTCGTCTCGGCGGCATCTACGACACGCGCATCCCGCTCTACGCAACGCCAGCCATCAACCTGACGCGCGAATTCTTCGCCGACAAGTGAAAGGAAGCCATGTCCGCACAGACCGTAGCAATCATCCGAGGCGTGCTCGTTTGCCTCGCCGTGATGTTCCAGAACAACGTCATCCCGACCGGCGTCGACGGTGGTGGGCGCAAGGTGGGCGACGCCATCATGGTCATCGCCGTCACCCTCGCAGCCGGCCAGCGCAACGACGAGGCCCCGAAGTAATGGGCGCGGGCTGCTCACAGCGTTCAGTCGCGCGTGCATTCAACGTAACGCAAACTCGCGTCTGGCAGATCGCCAATCGACGAGCATGGGTGCATGTGTAATGGGACGAAACGATAATAGTTTGCCGGGCATCAAGGAGCAGTGGGTCGGGCTCCTGATCCGCGCGATCCTCGCCGCGATCACGGCGCTAGCAGGTAGTTAGCGGAGCTCCTCGCCGGATGCCGTGTCGCAGGCCGCGGCCGGCGAAGCGTCGGTCGACTCCCGACTGCGGGCGGATGCGGTCGAGCTGCTCGCGCACTGCCGCGGGGTCGAGGCCGAGTGCATCGCAGCACGTCACGAACGTGATCGCTGCCGGATAGCGCGCTGCGACCCAGTCGCGCACGTACTCGATCTGGACGTTGGTTCGCAGGTCGATCAGTGCCTGCGACAGGACGGCCGCACAGAGCGCCTGCTCCGGGGTCGTCGCCGAGCGCGTCTCGAACCTCGCCGTCGTCTCGTCGGCGAGGTAGACCGGCACCTTTAGGTAGGACGGCTCGCTACTCTTCGGGATTCGAGCGAGAAGCTCTCGCCTCGAGCGTCGCATCGGCATCTGCCACCTCCTCCTCGTCCTTGATCGGGATCTGTGCGCCGACTGGCCACACGATGGGGCGCTCGAATTCGTTCGGATGCCGCAGCTTGCCCGTCTCGCCGTCGAAGTACGGCTTGCGCCACACCCGTGCCCACTCGTGCTCGTCCTCGAACCTGTCGGGCAGGTCCATCATCCCGCCCATGGCGTGCCCACCGCTGTGTCCCTTCGGAGCCACGCACCAGTAGGCGAATCCGCCATCGACCACCATGTGTTCGCACTGCGGGGTTCCCTCGAACCTGTCGGGCTTGCTCATTTCTCACCCCAGTCGAAAGCGTCGAGGGCTGAGTCGTAGGCGTGATGGATCGCCGCGTCAGCAGCGTCTTCTGAGACGAGTAACCCCTGCGCCTCCTTCGCCGCCCGCGCGATGCGCAGGAGGGCGGCGCACTCGGTCATGGTGATAAGGATGGTCGTGCTGGGGTCGTCGCCTTCGGACAGGATGCGATGGCACCCCTCGATGTCCGCGATCTTCGGCTTCATGACTCCCCCTTCAGGCGCTCGATCTCGGCGCGGATGTGGACCAGCGCGTCCTCAGGCACGGTCGCGAGTAACAATCCGC